CATTCCACATCATCTAGCTTTATTCGTGGAACTTTTATATTAACATTCTCTGCTGCTCTAGCTGCATCAGACCTAAAATAATAAAGTGATTTTAAATTATGCATACCGTACCAGTGAACATCATTTACATATTGCATATATGTATCGTGAGCATCTTGTTCTTCAGTGGCTTTCGGTAACACAAAAAATAAATTTATTGACTGACTCTGACAAAGAAACTCTTGTCTTTTATGGGCATGTTCAATAATCCATATTTGATTTATCTCATTTGCAGTTTTAAATAATTCTTTTTCAGTATCGTCTAACATAGTCAGGTGTTGTATTGAACCGTTTTTACCGGCAATGTCTTTCCAAACGTTGTCAAGTTCTTCTCCTTTTAATCCTTTACTTCTTAAAACTTTTTCTAAGTATTTATTTTTTACTTGATAAGAACCTGATAAAGTTTTGTGAGTAAAGACGTTTGCTCGATAAGGTTCTACTGAGGGAGACGTACCAGCACATATAATACTACTACTAGCGTTAGGAGCAACGGCAAGGAGATTAGCATTACGCATCCCAGAACCAGATACATCAGGTGCTTCACCACGAATATCAGCCAGTTCCTCACTAGCTTTCGTAGCTTTCTTTTTAATATGTTTAAACGCTTGATAGTTAAATCCCGTAGCTTGGATTCCTTCAAAAGGTATGCCGTTTGATTGTAGATAGGCATGAAAACCCATCGCACCCAATCCCAAAGAACGTTCTCTGTAAGCTGAATAAGCAGCTTTTGTAAAGCCTTCTTTGCCTTCTTTGACATATCCTTTAAATCTTTTAAAGTTTGCATTATATTCTCCCAGTTGTGATGTGTCAATAGCATTCTCAATAAAATGTTGTAGAACATTATCTAACATAGTTATTAAATCTTTTATAAAGTAATCGTCTTTAGACCATTCATCATAATGTTCTAAGTTAACACTAGACAAACAACATACTGCTGTTCTTTCTTCGTTAGTAGGTAAAGTTATTTCTGAACATAGGTTGCTTTGTTTTATTTCTAAACCTAAATCTTTTTGTCCTTGGGGTAAAGCATCGTTACAGTTGTCTATGTTTATCATGTAAGGCTCTCCTGTTTCTGCTCTTGCATAGATAATCTGCCACCATAACTCTCTAGCGTTTATAGTTTTAACAGCTTCATTTGTTTTAGGGTCTATTAACCTCCAATCAGAATCGTCTTTAACAGCTTTTAAAAAATCATTAGTGATGTTAATACCGTTGTGTAAGTTTAAACACTTTCTATTTATATCGCCACCGGACTCTTTTCTCATGTTTATAAACTCTTCAATCTCTGGATGAGATATATCCATGTAAGCAGCGTAACTGCCTCGTCTAGTTACACCTTGATTAAAGGCTAACATTTGAGAATCAACTACATGGATGAATGGAATGCTTCCAGTAGAACGACTCCCACTAGAAGTAGAAATACCATTACTCCTAATATCTCCCCAGTATCCACCAATTCCACCCCCCGAACTAGCCAACCAAATATTTTCGTCATAATGAGAAGATAACCCATCACGACTATCGGGAACATAATTGAGAAAACAGCTAATAGGTAGCCCACGAGTTGTTCCCCCGTTGCTAAGTATAGGAGTGCTAAACATGAACCAACAATCGGAACTGTAGTTATACAGTCTTTGAGCCATTTCATAATCCGTAACACCCTTGAAGGTGGCAGCAAATACTGCAGCCCTAGCAAAAGCTTCTTGTGCATGTGTTTCTTCCTCCCAGAAATATCTATCTCTTAATGTATCTAAACTAAACTTGTCTAGCTTTTTTTCTTTATCGTAATTTATTTCAATACCTAAATAAGGTTTGTGTCCTACTTTATCTTCTACCATAATTCTTATCTGTAATATTCTATTTTGTCTAATAATTCTAATAGTCTTTTTTCATACCATTCTGCTTTCTTTAAATCTTCAGTGCCGTTTTTATATCTAAATCGCCAACGGTACTTTAAAGAATTACCTCGTAAGTATCCTATAAACTCTTCTGAGGTTAACATAGAGTCAATAGCATCTATACATTCAATCTCTCCTGTGTTATAATGTTTAGGATTGTTAACCATGTCTCTTTCTTTTTCTAGTTCTATATCTCTTTCTTGTTCTATTATTATATCATTAATTGTTTTGTGTTGAGTCATTTCTCCATTCCTCCGGTAGTGTATCTTCATCAAACCATCTAAAGTTATTTGCTTCAGCCCACTCAGCATGGGTTCTTTTAGTTCCATCTCTACGTTTTTTAGACTGAGGCATAGGTGCTAAAGGTTTTTGAAAAAAGAAAACCAGTTCAGCATTATCTTCTAACGCATCTCTGACATGTATATATTTACTATACTCTGCATAATCCCAGAATCTTCCTTTAGCTTCTATTAGAATAACTTTATCTTCATCAAATACTTTTACAAAATCAGGTTCATATTTTTTAGGAACATTATATTTTATAGTATCGTAATGGTGTAACCAGTCTCCGAACAGTCTTTGATGTATTTCATATTCCCATAAACTATCGTATCCTCTAGGTGCATTTTTATCTTTAGGTCTTACCTTTCTAGGTTTTCTACGAGCCATTCATTATCTCCTCTAATGTAGCATTAGGATTTTCTTTTACCTTTTTATAAAACCATCTAAGTGTATAAGCACTAACCATGAATTTATTGTTAGCAAATATATGTGTCTGTTCAGGTAAAAACTGTTCTAAGTTTTTTTCATTTATTTCAGTCTCATCTTTTCCGTCAGGAGTCATAGACCTAATCCATCTTATTAATAATTGTTTAGAATGTTTACGAAGTCTTTTTGCTTTTCTGCCATTCATGTGTAACCTCTATAACTTTAGGTGGTTTTGGTGTTTGTGTTAAATAAGTGTAGCCTCTTGCATATTTAAATACTCTTAGACCTAGTCCATCGTTAGCATCTGAATGACATTCAAACTTATGTCTGCAATATACACATCCTTTAGCAAGTTTCATATTGCCAGAGCTGCCTTCTGGTTCTGCATTATAACATCTTTGAGGTGGCTTGTCAAGCTTTATTGCTTTCTTAACATCTCTTATTTTCTTTTTAATATTTGGTTTATCAAAGTCAGACGGTCTGAATAAAGCTAACTCTCCTGTTTCTTTATTCATGGCTAGGAAGCCTCCTTTGTTTGTACCTTCAGCTTCTTCGTAACCTGCAAGTTGTGGAAGATAGCCGAAGGTATCTTGCTCTGCTAACGTGCCGTCTTTAAATTTCTTGAAAGCAAAGCCTGAAGCAGTCTTAACATCTACTACTTCTCCGTCTATAGTACAGTCCATGTGTCCTTTTATTCCTGAAACAGTAACCTCTTTCTGTTCGTTATCTACTTCGTGTCCAGAAATCTTTACTAAAAATAATAATACTTCCTCTAACAGGTGTCCGTATAAAAACTTAATAAACACCGGAGGAGGTAAAGACTCAGTAGATTCATTCTCTGATTTTAAATCATACCATAGTTGCCTAGTAGGTTTTCCAATGTTAGACATTCTTAACATGTCAGAACTTCTTGGAGACGGGTTAGCCCAGTGATGTAGAACTTCTTTAATACTTTCTCCTAAAGCATCTATATCTTCAGGACTAGCATCAAGAGACTTACCTTCTCCTAAAACGGAAAGCTTAGAATAAATATCCTCTACTAAGTTATCTAATTTTTTCATATTGTTTCTATTATATTTTTAGCATCTTGTTTAGTAATCTTAAACCATTCTCCTTTTTTCTGTTCAGAGTTTTTCTTTAATAGTTTATGTGCTTTTTTCTCAGCAACTTTTCTATCGCTAAAAAATCTACTGTAATGTAATTTATAATCTCTGAAAGGACTAGAAGTTTGGTATTGTTTGCATCTATCTTTAGCATCAATAGCCATGCCAACCTTTATCCAACCTTTCCAAGATGGGTTACTTATAATATATATGTCTCCACTTTCTTCTTTGTTGTATAGCATCTTAGCAATCTTACTGATAGCTTGTGGTTTCTTTATCTTACCAAATACTAATTTAGTTAAGTTGCCTCCTTGCTGTAAGTATCCTTCAATAGTTCTAAACTTTCTTTTATAAAAGACTAAACCGTCTTCATTAAGATGATGGTTAATACCTCTCTTTCTCCAACTAGTTCCGTCATACATTTTTCCATCTGCTCTGATGTCTTTGTTTTTTGGTTTTATATTAATGTGTTTCACTCCAGTTATCTCCTATTTTGTATTCGCCATCTAAAGGACAGCGAAGATTAAAATGTTCTCCTGCTTCTGTTATAGCTTCGACTGCACGAAGTCCTACAAAGTCTGCCTGAGATTCCCTCACTTCAACTTGCCATTCGTCATGTATATTTGCAACGAACTTATAGTCAATAGTATTTAATTTTAGTTTGTTATCTAATAAAGATAATGCTTTCTTCATAACTATAGCACCTGCTCCTTGCAATAAAGTATTAAGTGCTGCATGATTATTTCTAATGTAAAGCTTTCTACCGTCTATACCCTTGAGGTACTTCTTAGCTGCTGCTCTCTGAACTCTATCTCTAAGAGACTTAAATTCTGGTTTATTATCAAAGAAATATTGTCTAGCTCTTTTGCCATCAGATGTATTTCCTCCAACCACTTTGCCAAGTTTTTCATCTCCTGCTCCGTACATGAGGGCGTAGATAAAAGTCTTTGCCTTATCTCTTGATTTAAGTTTTGCAAGTTTTTGATTAGCGGTGTGTATGTCTCCGTTAATGATTTCATTTATAAACTCCTTGTCATCCATATAGTGTGCTAACATTCTTAATTCTAAGCCACTAGCATCTATACCTACTAATTTATTTCCTTCTTCTACTATCCAACAAGACCTACATTCTTTACCATACGGACTAGAACTACTAGGAACTTGTGCTAAGTTAGGATTCCTATGTGTCATCCTTCCGGTTATAGCTCCGTTAGGAATGACAAAGCCATGTACTCTACCATCTTCTTGAAGAGATTCAAGCCACGACTCTATTTGTGCTATTCTTTTTTGCAGTAATAAAAACTTAGCAATAAGATTAGCTTCATGTATATGAGTTATCTCTGATAAAGTTTTCTCATCTACAATAGGCTGACCCGTAGGTGTAAACCTATCAGGCTTCCAGCCGAAGTCAGTAAGATATTCGCCAATCTGTTTACGACTTCCAAGATTAAACTCTTGTAAAGTCTGTCTCATAAACGGTCTATAATCGGAACTGTTTAAACATCTTTCATACTCTTCGTCAGTAAGTCCTCTCTTAGAAAGAACTCCGTCTTTTCTAATGTAAGGTGTAACTAACTTATCGTCTACCCACTTAGGTTGAAATGTTTCATGCACTTCGTCTTCAATAGACTGCATCTCTTGTCTAAGTTCTGCTAATAAAAGATTGGCATTAATCTCGTGAAACTTAAAGCCATCTTTCTCCTGTCGTTTCATTATGTCAGCAATGTCATGTTCCAAACATACTGACTCTTTTGAAAATCCTTTTGCTTCTTTCTTCAATTCTTTGAGAACTAAAGTATTAAGCTGTACATCACGAACACAGTAGTTCAACATGTCTGACGAATAGTTTTGATAGTCTTCAAACTCAATCTTATTAAAGCCTAATTTGTATCCCCACTTTTCTAGCGAATGTCCACCTTCACGAGTAGGATTAAATAGCCTTGATAAAACTAATGTATCAAGAAGTTCTTTATTAGTTAAGTCAACATCAAAAAACTTTTTAATCATTGGTACATCGAAACCTATAATGTTATGACCTATTAATCTATCTGCAGATTGTAAAAGTTTTACACCGTCATCAAGTTTATTAGGTGGGAACTTAAATATTTCATTTGTGTCTACATCTTGAGCAACAATACACCAAACCTTAGTGGCTTTTAAATCGTCTGTTTCTATGTCAAATACTAAATCCATAATTAAAATCCATGTTCGTCTTCGTT